GGTATGGGTGATGATACCTTCATTGATGCAGGCGGAAATCTGTGGGAATATGGAGATAAGCAAGAAGAAGTTGGTTATATGTGGAATTACTAATGGACATAGAAGATCAATTTAGTTTAGAACATCTTCTTTTTAAAGAGAGGAGATGTCGTACTTGTGGTGCGACAAAAGATTTAATAGAAGATTTTTATTTGACAAGAAAAAGCAAGAAAGGATTTCCGTCAGCATATGCATACGAATGTAAAGAATGTACTGTAAAAAGGGTAATAGAATCCCGAAAGAAAAGAGATCCTTTTGCTGACTGGTGTTATCCAGATTGGTAGTTCATGCATGGTTCACCACCTCTAAACATTCAAAAATCTAAATACTTACAGATAAATTTGATATCTAAGAGGTAAAAACATGGCAAGTCAAGTCTCGCCTGGTGTTGTTATTAGAGAAAGTGATTTATCCAATGCGGTTGTTGTAGGAGCACAGGCAATTGTCGGTGCGTTCGCATCTTCTTTCCGCAAAGGACCAGTAGGCAAAATTACAACGATTAATTCCGAGAGAGAACTGATTGATACTTTCGGCACACCAGAAGAGGCAAATGCTGCTGACTGGTTGGTTGCTGCAGAGTTCTTACGTTACGGTGGTCAACTAGCAGTTGTTCGTGCCGCAACATCAGTTCTAAACGCAACAGAATCTGGTTCTGGCGTTCTCGTAGCAACAAAAGATGCATTCGATTCTGGAGTAACTTCAGAGAAGTTTGTTGCTAGAGATGCTGGTGCTGATGGTAACAACTTGCGTGTTGTTATCGTCGATAGAGGACCAGATTACACAATCACCAAAGCTACCCACGGTTTATCAGTTGGTGGCACATATACAGATGATAATGGTGTAACACACGAAGTATATGAAGTTGTTGATACTGGAACCTTCAGAGTTATCCAAGGTTCTGCTGCTCCAGTTGCTGGTGCTGGTGAAACAGCAACTGCTTACACAGCATCGATGTGGAATTCTAGAACAATTGGTTCAACTGGTTTGACTTATAAGTCAATTGCTCCACGTCCTGGAACTTCTGCTTTTGCTTCCGAGCGTTGGTTATCTTTTGACGAAGTACACGTCGCTGTTATTGACGAGAGCACAAATACTATTGTTGAGAGAATGACATATCTCTCCAAACTAGCTGATGGTAAAGCACCAGAAGGAAATTCAACCTACTGGAAGGACTATATTAATGAGTATTCTGGTTACATCTATGCTGGTGCTTCTCTCAGTGCTGCTGAGGTAACGACTGATGGAGAAGATCCTGGAGCATCTGCTGCTTCATATGGTGCTACTTCTGCTGCTCCATTAAACCTAGCAAGAATTCTTCCTACTGCTGGTGGACTTCTTTCTGGTGGTACTGATGATTACGCATATACTTCTGGAGAAATCCAAGGAGCATATGATGAATTTTTAGATACAGAAACAACTGAAGTTGATTTTGTTCTAATGGGTGGTGATGCTGCTAACGAGACCGACACAATCGCTAAGGCACAAGCAGTTGCTGCTGTTGCTAATAGCAGAAAAGATTGTGTTGCTTTCATCTCTCCTTGGACTGGCACTCAGGTAGCAACATCTGGTGGCGCTGCTCTAACTCCAACACAACAGTTGGCAAACACAATTGATTTTATGGATAACATTTCTTCTAGTTCTTATGTTGTTCTAGACAGTGGTGTTAAATATACTTACGATCGTTTCAACGACAAGTATCGTTATGTTGGTTGTAACGGTGATGTTGCTGGTGCTTGTGTTTCAACTTCAGCAATTCTAGATGATTGGTTCTCACCTGCTGGTTTACAGCGTGGAGCAATCAATAATGTAGTTAAACTTGCTTTCAATCCAAACAAAGCACAGCGTGATGATCTCTATACTAATAGAATCAATCCTATTGTTTCGTTCCCTGGTTCTGGTCCTGTATTATTTGGTGACAAGACTGGTCTTTCTTCACCTTCTGCTTTCGACAGAATCAATGTTCGTCGTCTCTTCCTCAACGTTGAGAAGAGAGCAAAGGGACTTGCTGAATCTGTACTCTTTGAACAGAATGATGCTACAACTCGCGCTGGATTCCACGCCTCTATTTCTAACTATCTCTCTGAGATTCAAGCAAGAAGAGGTTTAACTGATTATCTTGTTATCTGTGATACTACAAACAACACTCCTGAAGTTATCGACAGGAATGAATTTGTTGCCGAACTTTATCTCAAACCAACCCGTTCTATTAACTTCGTAACAGTTACTGTTACTGCTACTAAGACTGGTGTTGATTTTGAAGAAGTAGTTGGCAGAGCTTGATCAATATTAGAAAAAACTTACAGAGGTATAAACAATCATGGCAGTAACCAATAATGTCTCCACTTTTCTATCTAATATTGGGCAAGGTGTTAAGCCCAATATGTTTGTGGTTGACATCAATTTTCCAACAGATCTAGATGAAAATGATGACAAGGATCTTTTTCAGTTGATGTGTAAATCAGCAGCACTTCCTGGTTCCAACTTGGGAGTTATCGAAGTTCCTTTCCGTGGTAGAACAGTTAAGATCGCAGGTGATCGCACCTTCGATACCTGGAGTGCTACCTTCTTCAATGATAAAGATATGCAATTGCGTTCTTTCTTTGAAGATTGGGCAAACCAACTCAACACACATGAAGCAAATACTGCTCCTAGATTCTTACCAGATTCAAATACATCTGGTTATATGGCAGATCTTTTTGTCACTCAACTAGAGAAAGATGACAAATTGAGTGGTTCTGCTATTAGAACCTATCAGTTACATCACTGCTTCCCAACCAACGTTTCTCAAATTGATGTTGCTTATGATAGTAACGATCAGATTGAAGAATTCACAGTTGAGTGGCAATACTCCTACTTCACAGCAACGAAGGCTAATTCTTCGACTACTGCTGGAGCAGAAGTTAAAGGTAGCGCAGACGGTAGAACTGTAGTCTGATAAATAGTTGGAACGTCCAACTATTGAATAGATAATCATGAGTCAGTTATTTGGCTTCCAGATTAACAGAAAGGAGGGACAGAAGGGGCAATCCCCTGTCCCTCCTTCTGCTGATGAACCCATTGCCGTAGCGGCAGGCGGGTATTATGGAACGTATGTAGATACGGATAATCAAGCTCGTAATGAGTTTGAAATGATCCGTCGTTATCGTGACATGGCAATTCACCCTGAGGTGGATAGTGCTGTTGATGAAGTTGTAAATGAGTTTATCGTAAGTGATGCTTACGATTCACCCGTAGAAGTAAATTTAGATAATCTAGAAGTTGGTGCTGGTGTAAAAACTAAAATTCGTAATGAGTTTGAATATATCAAACGTCTTTTAAATTTTGACAATCGCGCACATGAGATTGTTAGAACATGGTATATTGATGGAAGGTTATTTTATCATAAGGTCATTGACCTAGACAATCCAAAGAAAGGTATTACGGAACTTCGTTACATTGATCCAATGAAGATCAAGAAGGTCCGACAAAAAATTGATAATAAACCAAAAGATTCCCTAGCTCGTGCAGCAATCAAAGGAACTGCGCTTGAATATGAATATGGAACTTTTGTTGATTATTATCTTTACAATCCGAAAGGATTTTATAAAGGTGGAGCATTAGGACCAATTGGTGATATGTCATTATCCCAAGGTGTCAAGATGGCAGTGGATAGTGTTACATTCTGTCCATCTGGACTACAAGATTTAAACAAAAGAATGACTCTTGGTTTCCTTCATAAGGCAATCAAGTCTCTCAATCAACTAAGAATGATCGAAGATAGTCTTGTTATCTACAGACTATCGCGTGCGCCTGAACGCAGAATTTTTTATATTGATGTTGGTAATCTACCAAAAGTAAAAGCAGAACAATACTTGCGTGATGTTATGTCGCGCTATCGCAACAAACTAGTCTATGACGCACAGACTGGTGAGATGCGTGATGATAAAAAACATATGAGTATGCTAGAGGATTTCTGGTTGCCTCGTAGAGAGGGTGGTCGTGGAACTGAGATCACAACTCTACCTGGAGGACAGAATCTTGGCGAACTTAAAGACGTTGAGTATTTTAAAAAGAAGCTTTATAACTCTCTCAATCTTCCCCCTTCTAGACTTACAGACGATAACAAAGGATTTAACCTTGGTAAAACAACTGAAGTCCTCCGTGACGAACTCAAGTTTACCAAGTTCATTGGAAGATTACGTAAAAGATTTAGCGAACTTTTCCACGATATTCTCAAGACCCAACTCATCCTCAAAGGAGTAATCTCTCCTGAAGACTGGGATGACATGAAGGAGCATATCCAGTATGACTATCTCTTTGATAATCACTTCAATGAACTAAAAGAAATTGAAATGATGAACCAAAGAATGATGACTGTCACTCAGATGGATCCGTTTGTTGGTAAATATTTCTCCGCAGAATATATTCGCCGCCATGTTCTTGGTCAGAAAGATACTGAATTCAAGGAAATTGATAAGCAAATGAAGAAAGAAATTGCTTCTGGTCTTGCTATTGATCCAACAGAAACAAATGCCATGGATCAATTAACAGCAGCTAATACTGCCCTTGCTCCTGAAATTCAAGCACAACAGGCAGATGATGCAGCAGAAAGAGAACAAATTGCTGCTGATGCTGCGATGGAAAGAGAGGTAAAGAAAGAGAAGTCCGCGCCCCAAAAATCTAGTGGTGATAAATAAAGTATATCGAAAACAATATTATGCCTGAAACAAATTTTCCTGGAGAAGTTTCGATTGTTGATAAAATCAGCAATCAAGATCGCGCTTCAGCAATTGATGCTATTCATGATCTTCTTTTTGCCAAAGCATCCGATGCGATGGCAGACTATAAGAAAGTCGTAGCGAATACATTCTTCGATGAACCAACAGAGACAGAGACCGATGAAACTGATAACGGAACAGATTGAAAACGTTACAATCCTCACAGAGGAAAAAGACGGAAAGAAGCTTCTCTATATTGAGGGCGTCTTTCTTCAATCGGAACTGACAAATCGTAATGGTCGTAGATATCCATTCGAAGTTCTCAACCGCGAGGTAGAGAGATACAACGAAGAGTATGTTAAAACCAAACGTGCTTTAGGAGAACTCGGTCATCCTGATGGTCCAACAATTAATCTTGATAGAGTATCACATAGAATTACAAACCTCCGCGCTGAAGGAAACAACTTCATGGGCAAGGCACAAATTCTCGATACTCCAATGGGAAAGATTGCGAAATCTTTACTTGATGAAGGTGTTCAACTTGGCGTTTCATCTCGCGGTATGGGAAGCATCGACAAACAAGAAGGTGTTTCAATAGTCCGTGATGATTTTATGCTAACAACTGCTGCTGATATTGTAGCAGATCCTTCTGCTCCTGATGCTTTTGTTAATGGCATCATGGAAGGTAAAGAGTGGATTTGGGATAATGGTATTTTAAAGGAGCGTGAAATTGCTAAATATCAACGTTATGTTGATGAATCACGCCGCGATTTGGAAGAAAGAACGCTCAAAGTTTTTGAGCATTTTCTCTCAAATCTTTGAATTCATAAATAATTTTATAGTAATTAAACGGAAATTAAGAGGTAAGCTCAAATGTCAGATATGCTAAACGAAAAATTTGAGGAGTTCGTTACCGAGCAAAAGGTGATTGTAGAAGCTGGCGATCCTATGCCAACCGTTTCTGCTAACGTTATCCCTGGCACTGGTAGTGAGCCCTCTCAGGTTTCTGACGCACAGACTAGTTCTGGTAGCGGCAAGGATCCTATGCCAACAGTTCAACCAGGCGTTGCTCCTGGTCAATATGCTCCTACAGATCTTGGTGGAACTTCCACCACTCCTAACGAGCATGACGATGACGGCGAAGAAAATCCTGGCGCTAAAGCGGCAGCACCTGTTTCGCAGGTATCTGGCGATCCTCAACTAGCATCAAAGAAAGATGCTGGTGATGCCCGTCCTTCAGTTGGTGCTGATGTAGCATACGGCACAAATATGGGTAGTGCGGTTACTTACCCAATCAAACCTTCCATGGAAAGCATCGACGTTTCTGCTGACGTTGCTGCTCTAGTAGAAGGAACAGAACTCTCAGAAGAGTTCGCTGAGAAAGCAAAGACCATTTTTGAGGCTGCTGTCAAAGCGAAAATCTCTGAAGAGTATGACAGACTTGTAGAACACTTTGCTGCTGAATTCGACAAGCATTTCGCTGAAGCTAAGAGCGAGATGGCAGAAGAAGTCAATGGCACTGTGAACTACGCCATCGGTCAATGGATGGAGCAAAATCAAGTTGCTGTTGACCGTGGAATCAGAAATGAGATCACTTCAGACTTCATCGCAGGTCTCAAGGGTCTCTTTGAAGAGCACTATATCTCTATCCCCGACGAGAAAGTCGATGTGGTAGAAGGTATGGCAGAATCTATTCGTGAGATGGAACAGCGCCTAGACGAACAGGTCAAGGCTAATGTGAAACTACAAAATCGTCTTAATGAGACTGCTAAACTAAACATTCTGAACACCGTTTCGGAAGGACTTGCAGATACTCAGAAAGAAAAACTCGCAGCACTTGCTGAAGGTCTAGAGTTTGTTTCCGAAGAATCTTTCTCCAAGAAAGTTACGACGATCAAGGAGTCTTATTTCAAGGAAGCAGCAGCACCCGTAAGCGAGGTTGCTGATGAAACCCCAGTCGAAGGTGTTGAAGAGGTAAATCCAGCAATGGCACAATACCTCAACGCACTTAACCGCTGGTCTAAATGATCCCATAATCAATTTTTCCAAGGAGCAAACAAATGTTTAACGCAGAAGCTCTAAAAGAAAAGTGGTCTCCTGTTCTAAGTCACGAAGGCGCTGGTGCCATCAAAGACAACTATAGAAAGGCTGTTACCGCTGTTCTTTTAGAAAATACCGAAAAGCAACTACGCGAAGAGCGTGGTATGATCAATGAAGCTAGTGTAGGCGCTATTGGCGACAATGCACTATCTGGCAGTGGTCTAACAACCAAAACTGGTGGTCTTGCAGGTTTCGATCCTGTAATGATCTCCCTAATCCGTCGTGCTGCACCTAACCTTGTAGCATACGACATCTGTGGTGTTCAACCAATGAGCGGTCCTACTGGACTAATCTTTGCGATGAAGTCGCACTACAACAACAGAAGCGGTGCTGAGGCACTCTACAACGAGCCTGACACCAACTTCTCTGGTAACCAGCAAGGTCCAGCAGCATATAACGATCCAGCATCTCCTCTTGGCGATGGTGGCGCTACCGATGCTAACCCTGGTCTCCTCAACGACGCAACTGGCGGCGGTACTACCGAAGCTAACTATGAGCGTCAAGCAGGTCTAATCGCAAGAGAAGATGCTGAGACCCTAGGTTCAGGCGCTGGTAATCTATTCAACGAAATGGATTTCAGCATCGAGAAGACTGCGGTTACTGCTAAGACCAGAGCACTCAGAGCTGAGTATACTCTAGAACTAGCACAAGACCTCAAGGCAATCCATGGTCTTGATGCTGAGCAAGAGCTCGCTAACCTTCTTTCTAGCGAGATCCTTGCTGAAATCAACCGCGAAGTCGTTCGTACCGTTTACACCGTTGCTAAGCAAGGTGCTCAGAACAACGTTGCTAACGCTGGTGTATTCGACCTCGACGTTGATTCCAACGGTCGCTGGTCTGTTGAGAAGTTCAAGGGACTTATGTTCCAGATTGAAAGAGATGCTAACGCAATCGCGCAGCAGACTCGTAGAGGAAAGGGCAACTTCATCATCACTTCTGCTGATGTTGCTTCCGCACTCGCTATGTCTGGCACCCTCGACTATTCCTCAGGTCTAACTGGTGCTGGTGGTCCTTCCATCGGTGAAGTCGATGACACTGGTAACCTCCTAGTTGGAACCATGAACGGCAGAATCAAGGTCTTCGTTGATCCTTATTCCGCAAACGTTTCTAACACCCACTACTACGTAGTTGGTTATAAGGGTTCCTCACCATATGACGCAGGTCTATTCTACTGCCCATATGTTCCCCTCCAGATGCTCAGAAGCATCGATCCTGAGACCTTCCAGCCTAAGATTGGCTTCAAGACCCGCTACGGCATGGTTGCGAACCCATTCGTTCTTAACGGCGCTAACCCTGATGCTGAGGCTCTTACCCACAATAAGAACCAGTATTACAGAAGAGTTCGTGTTGCGAACCTCATGTGAGTTTGGTCACGATATCAACACTGGGTGCCGAAAGGCACCCTTTTTTTATGCTTAAATAGGTAATATGATATTATGTTTTATGCCAAGGAGTATCATGTTAAAAGCAGACATGCTTGCCAGGATTTATAAGTTGAAAACCTCATTATATAATGGGGAGCACAAAGAAAAACCAGGACTATGGCACGATGGTGCTCACGATGCCTTAAATAAAGTTTTAGAGATTTTACAAGAATATAGACAATGAAGGATTTAGATTTTATTGATC